CTACTTTCTCGCGCGAAGCCTGACGAAATCCAGCACCTCGGCCGCCTCTGTCAGGTGATCAGGGGCGAATCTGCCGTAGGTCGAATAGGTGATCGTCGTGTTGCTGTGGCCGAGATATTGGGCGACCTGGGTGATCGGGATCCCGTTCGACACCATCGCCACGGCAGCCGAATGGCGAATCGTGTGCAGGGTCACGTCGCGCAGCCCGGCGCGGGTCACGGCGGCTTCAAAGCCCTTGCGGATGCTCGCCACCGGCTTTCCGCCCCACTCAACGACGTGATCGGACAGGGCTGCATCGCGGGCCGTCTGCAGCGCCGCCAGCAGGCCACGGTTGATTGGCACGATAGCGCGCCCCTTGCGCGTGCGGGCATCGTCGAGCCGCAGGTTGATCACGCCGCGATCCAGATCGACACGATCCCAAGTCAGCTGCAGCACGGCCGACACCCGGCCAGCTGTTGCGAACAGCAGGTGGATCGCCAGCGCGATATGCGGGGCTTCGGCGTGGTCGATCAGCCGCGCAACTTCCTCTTTCGTCAGGAATCGCTCCTTGGGTGTCGGCTTGGCTGGTCGCTCGATATGCGGCGCGGCTTCGATCATCCTGTTGCGCTCTGCCCATGTCATCGTGCTGCGCAGGTGGCCTAGTTCGGTGTGGACCGCGCCCTGAGATATGCCGGCGGCCATCCGTGCGCGGGCGTAGCTGCGGCACAGCTCGGTCGTGATCTGGTCAGGGCGGTAGTGCCCGAAATGCGCCAGAACCGCCTTGCCGGTATAGCCCATGGTCTTCGCCGTGGGCTTGTCGCCCAGATCGCGGCGGTATTCGTCCCACAACTGCGCCACCGTCGCGCCGGTCTGCGCCTGAGCGAAGTGCTTCAGGCGGTAGACGTCGATTGCCTCGGCTTCCGCTTCCGCTCTGGTGCGTGCCTTAAGCTGATGCCGAACGCGGCGGCCGTCGTCGGACCAGAAGACGCAGTAGCCACCTCTGAGCCTGCCGATGCTGATGTCTGGCACTGTTCGAACTCCTCAACGACGCGAGCGGGGATGCGGTAGAGCTTGCCGAACCGAAAGTGCTCCAGCTCGCCAGCGGCACATTTCTTGCGAACGGCATTTGCGGTCACGCCCCAGCGCTCTGCAAGTGTTTCTGGGGTATATGGCGGCTTGATCGCGTCATGCTTCCCCATGGTCAGCCCCCCTCGACTGCGATCAGCGCAGCCCTCGCAGCGCCCATGCGGCAATGCATTTCGTCGCCGCAGAGCCACGCGCCGCCTGCGTCCATAGCGTCAACGTCCACGTCTGCGCGGGCGTCGTCCACGAGGGACATCAGGTCGCGCAGGGCCTCCACCAGCGCCTGCACCACATCGGCGCGGATGTCTTCGGTGCATGTCCGTTCCGGCGCGCTCATTCCCCGCCCTCCGGTTCCAGCGTGGCGAGGATGGAGGCTTCGTATTCGGCTTGGGCTGCGGCTTTGGCGGCCTCGACTGTTTGCACAAAAAGCCAGGCGCCCATATGGCTTGTCTTGTATCGCACTTCACCAGTGTGCCCGTTAGCCCACACTCGATAGATGGTTCTGAAACCAGCGGCATCTTGGATGGTTCCGGTTTCATTTACATCTTCCCAAACCAGCGGCTTAACCTTAACCGACTTCCGCCCCTCGTTGCGCATCGCGGCGTCACGGGCGGCGAGGGCTGCGGTGGCGTCGGGTGTGGTGAGGGCGCGGATGTCATCAGCTATATCTTCCGCCAAAACATCAGCAACCCCATCTGTCATTGGGAGACCCAACACCAAATTCGCAGCAGCTTCATACGCCACAGCCACCTGAGCGCGGGCCTCGTCGCGCTCGGCCTCAAGCGCGGCAATCCGATCACAAGCGGCAACCCACGCGGCGTTGTGGTTATCAGCGGCGTCGGTCAGGCGGGCGATTTCGGCGGCGAGGGCGACAACATCGTCAACGTCAAGCGTCATGCCGATTTGTTGACCTGCCGCCCAGTGCAGCGCCGCGATGGCCTCGGGTGATGTGTCGATACGGGCGGTCATTTGGTGGCCCCCTTCCGCTCAAAGTGAAATATCACAGGCTCATCAACGACGCGGATCAGCCCGAACCGGACGGCGGCGCGAAAGATAGACTTCTCTCGGGCCACGATTTCTGCAGACCGAGCCAGCAGCGCGCGCCACTCCTCCAGGCCGTATCCGCCCTTACTGATGTTGCATGGTCCGCAGCACGGCATCACGTTCGCAACAGTGTTCAGTTCTGGTCGGACCATGCGCTGTTGGTCTACAGGGAGCCTTTCCCCCCCTGGATCGGTCGTCACCCTGATGACAGGCTTGATGTGATCGGCATGCATCTTCTGCATGACTTCTCCGCAATAGCCGCATCTGCCGTCAAACCTCGCGCGAAGGGCGGCTCGTTGCGTTTTGGATCCGGTCCAGATTTCGTCGGCGCGATCCATCCCTCATTCCCCCTTCATCTTGGCGAGGTCGGACAGGGCGGCGCGGGCATTATTCAACTGGCGCTGCACGAAACCCTTCACATAAAGCGTGTTGTACTCTTGATCTTCGACGATGGTTTCCATCCCATCCAACGCCTCCCCCAGCCGCTCGGCCATCGCCTTCCAGTCCGGCTGCGCGCGCAGGGCGGTGATGGCGTCGGCGGCGGTGTCGGCCCAGTAGCCAGGACCGCCGATACCGCGCAGTTCATCCACCAGCGCATCAAGTTGCGCCCCGCCGATGGTGGGCTGCGCCTCGGCCACAGGTGCGGCGGGGAGTGCGCGGATTGCGTCATAGTCCTGTTTCGCCTGATGCCGTGCCCCAGCGTCCATGCCTGCGCTATATGCGTCCGTCCCTTGATGCTTCCATGCAGCAAACCCAAGAGCCTCAATCGCAGCCGCTCGGCTGATCAGGTCGCCCGGCTGGCAGCTACCAGCGTTGACGGCAGGATCGGGCGCGCGACTGGCGGCAAATTCCTCTGGATGCAGCGTCCGATAGGCTTCGGCCGCCTGTGCGACGGTGCGCGCGTCCAGGGGGCGGCGGCCCTCCTCGATCTTCCTGCGCATGTCATCGTCGGTGATGACCTGGATCCCCATCTTGGCAAGCGCGGCCTCTGCGGCTCCGGCGCGGTCTTGCCAGTAACCACGTCTCCAAGCTGACGCGGCCAGTCGATGCTCATATTTCAGGCGCTCTCCCACGGAGCGTTCCAGCGTTGCCTTCATTTGCACCCGCAGCCGCGCGTTCTCCCTCCGCAGCGCCTCGGCCTCGCCGTGCGGGTCCGTCAGGTCGGTGTCGGGGTGGTCGTGGTCGGTGGTCATGTCTCATCTCCATGTGCTTCGGCGCAGGTTTCGCACCACATGAACGCAACGGCGTCCTGGACAACGCAGTCCGGGTCATCGTCAGGGTCGCCGAAGGGCGCGCCGCACTGGTCGCAGCAGTCGTGATCGGTCGGCGCGGGCTGGTCGTAATGGCGGTCTGCGGCAATCGCGTTGCCGTCCAACGGATGGCGCGGGGTCATGCTGTCCTCTCGATCTGTTGCAGGGCCGCGCGGCCCCATTGGTCGGCGCAGGCGGCGGCCACGCCCTCGAATGTGCGGCTGCGGAATTTCCACCGATCCGGGCCGGGGCTGGCGCGGTGAACAGCCTGCCACCGCTTGTCTTCGTCGCTGCCCCTCTCCGGCAGCGGCAGGCGGTTCGTCGGGGTCAGCGGCGGCAGCCCGCGCAGGTAGAACCCGGTCGCCTTCTTCGCAGGCTCGCCGAACCACCACGGCTGCACGATCTGCGGGCGCGGCAGGTCAGCGGGCATCCGCTCGCGGGCGTGGCGGTGCATGATCGGGTTTTCGACCGCCACGCGATCAACCGGCGCACGCCAGCAGGCCGTGAACAGCGCAACGCCCTCGTCAAGCTCGGCCCACATGTCGGCTGCCGTGCGCCCTGGCGGCGGCGTGTGCAGCCACCGGACGCCGCTGTTGCACAGGCGGGTGCAGGGCGGATGCGCCACGACCAGCAAATCCCAGCCGCCCGCCAGATGGTCGCGCACGTCGCCACGAATGTGGCGGTTGCTGCCGTCCTCTGCGGGCAGCAGGTCGCAGGACCATGCGTCGTGTCCGCGCGCGGCAAACGCCCGGCGCATCACGCCGCTGGTCTCGCAGCCGATCAGGACGCGCAGCGCCCGCGCCTCTGGGGCGGTGGGCCAGTGGGCGTCAAGCATTGGCAGTCCCCGCCGGAAGGTGACAGTAACGGACGCCAACCAAGGTATGTCCGCATTCGCCGCAAAACTTGTAGCGCCCTTGAGAAATCACTGTGTGGTATCCGCCATGGTTGGCTGGACACCCGCCGCCAAGCTGTCTGCGAAGTTCTGCGATCTCGTCCGCCGCAGCTTTCGGGACAGGCTGCCAGCAGCCATCATCTCCTATGGCTTCCATGCTGCCGCTTGGCGTCATGCGAATGTCAGCCATCGCGCACCCCCGGCATCTGGTCCCAGGTGCGACCGTCCAGCAGGCGGCCGGCGGCGCGCTTGCCGATGCGCTTCATCATGTTGAGCTTGTCGCCATGAAAGCCTTGACCTCCAGCAAGGTTCAGCCATCGCTTTCGATACCGGTCGCCAGCTTTCGGCACGTTCCGCCAATCTGGATCGTCTCGGTCGCGGTCATAGACCGATTCCCACTCCCCCCACTGCTTGAAGAAGAACGGCACCCCAGCCGCGACGCATTGATCGCGCAGGGACCGCGCCCAGTCCGGGTGCATGGGGCGCGCGCCGGGGCCGCTTTCGCCGCCGACGATCACCCAGTCGAGGCTGGGGCTTTCGCGCCCGCATTCGTTGTCACCGCTCACGCCGCAGCCACCCTTGCACCATGCGCCACAGGCAATCCCCGGGTCGACGGCGCGCAGATCGACCGGCCCAAGCAGCGGCTCGGCCGACAGAAAACGCACCGCCGCCGGGGTGGCGAGCAGATGCGGGATGCGCAGATCGGCGCTGGCCTGGTCGCTGATGCTGGTGCCGATCCAGATATTGCGAGGCGGCAGGATTTCGCTGTTGAACGGGTGGTAGCCAAGAAGGCCGCCGCCGATTGGCGGTTGCAGTGACTTTCCGGCGCGGCGCGTGGTCAGGTAGGACGCCATGCGCTCCGGCCGCTTGGTCAGCACCTGGAATGTGTGCTGCGGACAATCCGCCATGATGGCGAACACCTGGTCAATCCATTCATCCGGCACCGCCTCGTGGAACAGATCGCCGTGCGCGCAGACGAAAATCATGCGCGGGCGCGTCCAGCGCAGCGGCTGGTCGAGCCACTGTTCGTTGAAGCGCACCTCCCCCGTCCATTTCGGGCGGCCGCCTGACACGCGGGTCAGCCCGGCCCGGCTGGGATGGTTGCGCAGCCGAGTGCCGGCCAGCTGCATGGCATAGCAGTTGGTGCAGCCGGCATCCACGATGCTGCACCCGGTGATCGGGTTCCAGGTGGCGTCGGTCCATTCGATATGCGTGGTGTCAGCCATGGCGGCGCGCCTTCATTGATGGGGGATCGGTCGGCATTCGGAAGCCCGACAGGCGCGTCTCGATTCTATGCCTGAGTTCGGCAGCTCCCTCGGTGATCGGATCGCTGGGGCTGGTGGTATAGGCCCGCCAGAAGCTCCAGCGGCTCTCGTGGTCGCGTCCGATACCGGCCGCTGACTCCAGATCACCAATTGTCACGCAGGCGCAGCGCTCTATCGTCATCACCGCCCCTCCGTGCAGTGACACGCCGCCAGCCGCAGGCCGGTCACCGGCAGGGTGGCATCATCGCGGATGATCCGCCGGGGCTGGCCGCAGTGGGGGCAGGTCCGCGCCGGCCGGACAAGGGCCAGCGCGGTCAGGTGGATGGCCCAAGGGGCGGGGATCTGGGTGGTCATGGGGGGAAACTCCTAAGCTGGCGCTTGGGATGCTGGCCCGGCGCGGGGCGGGGCCAGTCACCGAAGGGTCAGAACGGGATTTCTTCATCGTCCATGTCGAGCGTCGCCTCGATCAAGCTGACACGCTCAACCTCAATCTTGCGGTGACAGGCGATGGCTTGAAGGACGTAGAAGTTGACGCCAGGGTTTTGTTTGGCCAGCCGGTCGGCCTCGCGCTCAGCGTCCATGCGGGTGGCGTGGATCGCGTTCGTGGGGCCGGCGCCCTTGACCATCCAGAAGGGGCGGGGGGCGGCCATGTCAGGCCATCCCCAGCGCGGCTCTGTACATGTCGAGGATCGCGTCTTCCTCGGCCACGTCCTCGGGCTTGCGCTTGCGCAGGGCGATGACCTTGCGCATGACCTTGGTGTCGTAGCCGCGCCCCTTGGCCTCGGCGAACAGATCCTTTTCCTGCTCGGCAATGTCCTTCTTCTCGGCCGCCAGCTGTTCGGCGCGTTCGATGAACTGGCGCAGCTCGTCCGCGGTCACCGCGTAGGCGTCAGCATTCTGCTTGGCGAAGTCGGGATCGTGCTTCATCGGCGGGGTTCCCCTGACTTGGTCGAGGGCTTTTTTGAAATCCTCCATCGGAACCGGAACGGTCATCGTGCCGTCACCGAGACCGATGGAGATCAGCGGCGCGGCGCTCACGGCTGCGGCCCGAGCTCGGCGTAGAGCCGCAGGCCCTCGGCGATCAGGATGGCCCAGCCCATGGCGCCGCCGATCAGCCACAGGCCGGTGGCGAGCTCGTGCAGCACGTCGTCGCGCAGGCGGCGGCGGTTGAGGCGTTCGAAGATGGTCATGCGGCACCGCCGGGCTGGCGGGTGGGCTGCACGGCGCCCGTGGCAAGCATGTGGCGCACGGCCATGGCGGTGCGGCCGCGGGCCTGGGCGATAATGACCAGGGTTTCGCCGGGGGCGGGGATCGGGCCTGCAGGGCGCAGGGGGCGCAGGCGCACCACCTGGGCGGGGCCGCGCTGTTGGTCTGGGTGGTGCATGGGGGCCTCCATCGGGTTGCGATGGAGGCAATTGTTATCCTGTGGCTAATTTTCCGTCAAACGAAATAATTATCCAACAGCGAATTTTCTTGCGGATGCCGATTCCCTAACGCCGCTCAAGGGGCCATTGAAGATCGAGCTGAACGCCGATGGTGGGGGCATCTGCAGTGCCGCCGACCAGCTTGGCCGGCACCTTGGCGCCGTCGGAGCCGATGCCGATATAGTCGGCGTCGGCCCAGAATTCCTCGGCGTCCGCGCGTGGAAGGTAGCCGACGTGGCGGTCGTCAATATCGACAGCAACGGCGTTCGGGTCGTGGTGGTTGTAGGGTTCGCGCCGCAGCACCGCATAAAGGCGGGCCCGGTTCTGGCTGGCGATGTTTTCCAGGACGTCCTGTCGCCGCGAAGTTCCGGCGACCATCTGGTCGAATGTGCCGGTTCCGCGCAGTGGCACCGCGCCAGACATGGTTGGTGTCGATGGTGCTGTCGGGCGGATTCCCGTGCCTGCTGATTGCCTGGGCCTTAGGTATGGGTCCTCGGGCTTGATGGCCGGCAGGACCAGCACGGCGATCAGGGCGAATACCGAAAACAGCAGGCCAAGGACGAACCAGCCCCCGAAACTGCGCCCCTTTGATGAGGCGGCGATGCCGGTCACGGCCGCAAATGCCAACAGGATAAGGATAAATTCCATGCTTCCCTCGCGCTCAAATCCGGCGCGGGGATTATCCGATGTGGCTGGTCATTGCGGTTCCACGCAGCACGCCCAGCACGACACCGAGGATCGAGGCGTCCAGCCCGTCCGTCCCGCGCACGGTGGCATCGTGGCCAATGATCCATGGCGCTGCAAGTCTGCCGATGGTTGTGCGGGCGGTTCCTGCGTCGGAAAGAATCTGCGCGATCACAAGGCCATTTGCAGGGATGGCCCCATGATCGAATTTCTGTTCATAGATGATCAGGTCGCGGTCCAGCACGCCAAAGGTCGGCTGGTGACCGCGCGCGATCAGCACCGTCGGGTTTTTGGCGTCGGGGAACAGCGCACGCACTGCTGTGCGCAAGTGCGCCGTTTGGCCAGTTGGCGGGTGGAATGCGGTCAACTGGGGCTCGGAAAAGCCCTGCGGTTCCGGCTCGTCGGTTTCCGCGCCGCCGATCAGCTCGGATGCAGGTATCCCGGTGTATTCCGATATGCGGCGCCAGACGTCCACCGACCCCGGCTTGGAGCCATTCACAAGGTTTGACACATAGGGGCGCGACAGCCCCAGTTCGTCGGCCATGCGCGCGGCGCGTCCGCGTTCGGCGCTGACCCAGTCTCGCAATGCCTGGCTCATGGCGCGAGTGGTGCCACGCCGCAACGCGGCAGTCGATTGCCTGACGGCAAACTGTTAGCTCTCCGATAATTATCTCTTGACCGAAAATAGTTAGCCATGCGATTAACAACGCCATGGATCTCAGGCAACACATCGACCAAAGCGGCGAGCGGCAGGCAGTCTGGGCTGACCGGATCGGGATCAGCCGTGCCTATCTGTCCGATCTGCTGGCCAGAAAGAAGCTGCCCAGCCTGCGGCTGGCGGCGCGGATCGAGCGGCTGACCGGCAACGCCGTCGGCGCATCCAGCTGGGTGCCGGATGATGGCGCGCCTGTCACAGATGAGACGGAGAGTGCGGTGTGATGCGGTGTCCTGTGTCATGCGTCAGGTCTCGCACATGCGAGGTGCGCGCCCAAGGAAACAAGGTTTCCGGTCGCAACCGTGGGGTGCGTCATGGCTGATGCGATCATCATTCGCGCTTTCATGGCCGGGCTGATCGAGCGGGCGGGCGGCGTCGATGCTGCTGCCGCCGTGATCGGCGCGCGGCTTGGGGCCGACGTGTCCAAGGGCAGCGTCTCAAAGCGCCAGTCCGGGCAGCTGGACTGGCCGCTGGTCGAGATCATGGCGCTGGAGGATGCGGTCGGAGATCCCTGTGTGCGGCGCTGGCTGGCCCGGTCGCTGCCCGAGGTCGCGCAATCGCAGACCCTGATGCAGGCCGTTGCCGATGTCGCGCGCGAGCATGGCGAGGCGGTCGCGGCCGTGATGGATTTCGCCAGCGGCAAGGGCAGTCAGGACCGCGCGCGCAAGGAAGTTGCCGATGCGCAGGCAGCCATCACGACGCTCGCCGCCCGGATGGAGGCGCCGCAATGAGCGCCCACCCTGACCGTTCCGAACACTGGCAGGCGCTATGGGCGCAGGCGCTGGAGTTCGAGCCCGATGCGGGCCAGGCCGTCATGTTGCTGGCCGAGGTCGCGGCCCTGGGCTGCGCCGTCAATGATTTCCACCCGGGCAACGTGCAACAGCATCTGGGCGAGATGTTCGACCAGCTGCACAATGCGATCTACGCCCCGCATCTGGCGGTGTCGCAATGATGCCCGCACCCCACGCCTCGGCCTGCGCTGTCACTGCTCGCGCGGGCCTCGCCTCCCCCCGGCCCATCGTGGCCGGGGGGCTTTTCCCGAACACCACGGCCGCCGATTTTGCCACCACTCAAGGGGCGGCCGACATGGCGGGGGGCGCGCCTGCCCCCCGCAGATCTTCGGCGCTTGCGGAGGCGTCGAAGGCCGGGGTTGCTGCTGTGGATGACCTCCCTCGTTGGCAGCGGCGCCCCGGCACCTCCCTGTTGGACCTCCCCCGGGGCGCATGCCTCGGGGGCTTTTTCAGCGATTTTCAGTTCACACCCCCGCTTGAGCTGCCGGTCGTCGGCGGCGATACAAAGGGTGATGCCGTTACCGAATGGCGGTCAATGGAAGCGGCTACAAAGCGGGATGCGTCAGTAACGCGGTTTGAGGATCACCAGAAGCCCGTCAACCCTCTGACAGCCGGGAAAGACCGGCACCCGAATTCCCCCATCCCCTGCGGGGGCCAGGGGCGCCATTGCCCCGCCGCACCGGGCGTTCCCGGCAAAAGTGAAAGGCCTGTTGTTCTCGCCCGCCGGATCGGCAGCCCCCGTCGGGTAAGCCGCCGCGCCACCCCCGGCGCGGCGGCCTTTGCCGGAGGCGTCCATGGCTGAGGTGGTCAAGCTGCATGTCGATGCGGCCGAGGCGGCGCGGTTGCGCGCCCTGTGGGCCAATGTTGTCAGGGCCGAGGGGGCACCGTCGCTGCCGCCAGATGCAGGCACGGTTCCCGAAATCGAGGCTGATCTGCAGGCGCTGAAGCTTGTGCTGATGCCTGAGACGGCCATGGAGCCGATCCTTGCCAAGGTGTCCGAGAGCTTTGGCGTGCCCGTCCGCGTGATGCTGGGCGCCAGGCGCCAGCGCGAGGTTGTCAACGCCCGCTGGGCGGCAATCTGGCTGGGCCGCAAGGCTGGCCTGACGCTGGAACAGATCGGCCGCGCGATGCGGATGGACCATACCAGCGTCATCCACGCCCTGAAAAAGGTGCAAAACCTGATGGAGGCCGCCAATGCCTGACAAGCGCATCCCGGCCGCCCGCATCCGCGCCGTCTGGCTGGATGAGACGATCACCACCGCCGAGGCCGCGCGCCTGCTGGGCATGACGCGGCATAACCTGTGGCGGCGCGTCCGTCTGCTGGGTCTGCCGCCGCGCCCGCCGGGCCGCAAGTTGCAGCCGATCGACGATGCGCAGCTGGCGCGGCTTTGGGCGGCAAACGTGCGCGCCGACGATCTGGCGCGGCTGTTCGGCATGGGCTGGCTGCACATCGGTCGGCGTGCCGCCCGCCTTGGCCTGCCGCGCCGCAGGCCGGGCCAGCCGGTCATCCAGCTGTCAGAATATCTGGTGCGCGAGGGGCTGACCCGCGCCGCCGCCGAAACCCGCGCCGCGATGCGCTCGGCCGAGATGGTCGATCGCGTGATGCCGCGCCCCCAACAGGTGCCCGCATGAGCGATATCGTCACCCCAACCTGCTGGTATGCCGGGTTCACTCGTCGGTGGCATGCGGGCGACAGTGCCCCGTGGCTTGCGCGCAGCGGGGACCGGGTGGATGGCCACGGCGCGCGCATGGCGGTGCTGGCGCTGCATTTCTGGGGCGATGGCGCCAGCCGCGAGCTGCTGGCGGCCTGCATCACCCATGACCTGGGCGAGATCGTGACCGGCGACATGCCGCTGGGCGCCAAGGCCAACCCGGTGCTGCGCGGGGCGCTGGCGGCCGCCGAGGGCGCCGCGCTGGATGGTATGGGGATGCGCGTCGAGGTTTCCGGCGCCGACTGGCGCCGCCTGAAGTTCCTCGACCGCCTCGATGCCTGGCTCTGGGCGCAGCACCACGCGCCACAGCTGATGGAGCGTGAGGATTGGGCACTGGCCCGCCTTGACCTGCTGACGCAGGCCGATGCGCTGGGGGTGGTGCTATGACCCGCGCCGCCGCATCCGCGCGCGGGCTGTTCCGCGCCACCGGCAAGGCCGCGCATCCGGTGCTGACCGGCATCGCCGATGGGGTTGGCGTCTATGACGATGCGCCCGCGCGCGAGACGGATGATTTCTACCCGACCCCGCCCGAGCCCACCCGCGCCTTGCTGGCGGCCGAGCGGGCGCGGCTGCGCGATTTCGGCACGGTCTGGGAACCGGCGGCCGGCGATGGCGCCATGGTGCGCGAGATGCAGGCGGTGGGGCTGACCGTCGCCGCCTCGGATCTGGTCGATCGGGGCTGCGGGGCGGTGATCCGCTCGTTCTATCACTACGGCCGGGCCGAGGCGCCCGCCCGCGCGCTGGTGACCAATCCACCGTTCAAGGAGTGCAACACCGGCGACTGGATTCGGCACGCCATGGGGGTTCTGGCGCTGGACTATATGGCGCTGCTGCTGCCGATGGGCTGGCCCGCCGCTGCCAGCCGCGCGGGGCTGTGGGCCGAATTCACCCCGGCGCGCATGTATCTGATGCGCTGGCGGGTCGATTTCACGGGCAAGGGCGCGCCGCCGATGGTCAATGCCTGGTTCGTCTGGGACCGGGCGCATGAGGGGCCGTGTCATATGCTGATGATGGACAAGGCCGATGCCCGGCAAGGGCAGCTGTTTGGGGGTGGGGCATGCGAACGATAACGTGTTCATTCTGCGGCAAAAGTCAGCATGAGGTTCGAGTGATGCTCGCCGGGCCTGTCAATGTAGCGATTTGCTCGGACTGTGTGATCGCGGCATGTGATCAGACCGTCGACTATGCGCGAAGGTCGAAGCCGGTCGGTCGGGATGTGGTTTTCTCCGAAAAGATCGACGTGCGCGGATTGCCAGATCATTTGCTCGCCGTGATCGGTCGGGCGTCGATCGCTCTGACTTTGGCGCAGGAACGTTTCCCAGCGCCGAACTACTCGCTGCTCAAAGTGGCAGAGGAAGCGGGGGAGTTCATCAAAGCGGCGGTGCACTACGGCGAAAATCGTGGGTCGTGGGAGGATGTGGAAGCTGAGGCCGTGCAAGCCATAGCGATGATCCTGCGCGTGCTGGATGAAGGTGACGGCGTCAATCGAATTGCGCCGCCACGGGATCGGAGATCGGACGCATGACCGCGGCCCGCTTGAAACCCGTTCCAAACGATCTGCCGGTCTATCCGGTGGCGCGCGGCGTGCGCCTTGACGGGCACAGTTTCGTCAAGTGGCAGCACCTACGCTGGCTGTCGTCGCGGTCCTTCCGACTGTGCAGCTGGGAAGTGCAGGGCATGGCGCGGGCGCTGTTCGACCTGTGCCAGCTGGAAAGCCCGGTCGGCACGCTGCCCGATGACGATGCCGAACTGGCGCAGATGCTGCGGGTCGATGTGCGCCGCATGGCCGAGCTGCGCCGCATGGAGTTCGGGCCGCTGCGCAACTGGCGGCCCTGCCTGGCCGATGGCGAGGTGCGCCTGATGCACGATGTGGTGCTGGCGCAGGTGCAGGACGCGCTGGAACGGCGCGAGATCCACGAACTTTCGAAAGAGGACAAGGCCACCTATCAGCGCCTCAAGCGGCTGCGCGAGGCCCTGCGCGGGATGGGCCTGTCCGATGACGTGCTGTCGGATGATCGCCTGATCGGCCGGATGGACGATTGGCTCAAGCAGGCCTGCAAGGGCAACCGCAAGGCAAACCACTATGAGGCCGCGCTGATGCATGCCGTCGCGCAAGGCTGGTGCGAGGGTCCGATGCGCAGGCGGTGAACCTGTCGAAATCTGTTCCGGAACAGTTCCATTCTGTTCCGGAACAGTCGCGAACAGTTCGGAACTGTTCTGCGTAGAAGAGAGAAGAAAAGAGAAGAGAAGAAAAGACTTACGGAATGAAACGGAAGTGCTGCGCGAAGTGGCGAACCGGGTCAGGCTGAGAAAAGGGGCTGGGGACGATGGATAAGGCAGGAACCGATACGACCGATGCAGCAGGGCGCGATGCGGTGCGAGAGCTGTTCGTGCAGCGCCTCGCGACCAGCGGCCTGCAGCGCGGAAAGGGCGCCAACGGCAAGCAGATGACCGAGGCCGAACATGACGCGCTGATGCAGCGGCTGGTCGCGCACCTTGCGTATCTCACGCGTCCCTCGCTCATGCAGCTGGCCGAGGATGTCTTGCAGGCGGCTGGCGGACCCAAGCGCAACATCTGGCCGTCCGAAGTGATGATCCGTCAGATGGCTGCCGGCAAAGAGGCAAGGCCGCCGGCAATCCCGGATATTGCCCGGAGCTGGCTTGCATCGGTCGCCGGGCCTCGGGCCCAGGCTTCGGGCTATCTGGTCCAGCTGTATCGCCATCTCATCAAGCACCCGCGCCCGGTCCTCGCCTACGATCTGACGCTTTGCCAGCAGCAAGCCGCCGAGGATCGTCGGACCCGCGAGCGGGTATTGGAGCGGATCGAGCTTGGCACCGCCTCTGACGCTGACCGGACCTGGCTGCGGCGACTGGTCGATGATGAGGCGGCTGCCCGGGAAATCGTGGCCCGAGGTGAACAGGCCCGCGCCGCCCGCGCTGAAGCCGCCGCGCAAGGGGATGCCGCATGATGCCCGCCCATCGCTCGTTCCTCGCCCTCTCGATCGGGGATACCGTCACACTGGGCAGCGCCAAGGGCGCCATCGTCACGCCCGGACCGTCGCGCTGGTATGCCCTGCGCGTGACGCCCCAGCGCGAGGATCAGGCCGAGGCGTGGCTGCGCCTGCGCGGGGTCTATGCGTTCCACCCGGTCCAGATGCGGCGCGTCACCCGCCACGGCAAGGCGCGCGACTATGCCCGCCGCTATCTGCCTGGCTATGTCTTCGCCCGGTTCCGCGGCGATCCCGTGCGCCATGCCGTGCTGACCTGTCCATTCATCACCGGCGCCCTGTGTCGGTCGGACGGTCAGTGGGGCGTGCTGGATCCTGACCGCCTGCGGCAAATCCATGCCATGCGTCAGCTTGATGCAAAGGGCGAGGCGGCCCGCAAGGTCAAGGCCGCGCAGCGCCGGGCGGCCGCGCTGGCCCGGCCGGGAGAGGCTGCCCTGTTCACTGGCGGCGCCTTTGCCGGTGCGCGCTGCGAGGTGGTCGAGCTGAATGCCGATGGCGGGGCGACCGTGCGGATGAGCCTCTTTGGCGGCGAGGTTCTGGTGAGTGCGCAGGCCGCTGATCTGGTGGGGCTGCGCAAACAGGCTTGACAGCCGCGAATCACCCCGCCTATGGTCTGAACCCATCAGACCTATGCCGGCAAGCCCGCCCTGTATCAGGGCCTTGCGCCCCGGTTGGTGGTCGGCGGGGATGGGTTACACGCCTGTCCGACACGCCTTCAATGTGCCCTGAGCGATCCGCTCGGGGCTTTTGCTTTTCCAGAGGGTCAGGTGCGCATCAGGCGACTGAAGGACGGTGGCCATCGGCCCGCGCCCATGGCGAAGTATCTGGGCGGCGAGGCCGAGAACGATCGGCGCCGCGCAGCACTGAACCCGATCCGCGCGCTCTATCACACACAGCGCTGGCGCGAGCTGCGCTGGCAGGTTCTGCTGGAGGCGCACTTCCGGTGCGCGCGCTGCGGGCGCGGGCATCCGACCTTGACGCCGGCCTGTGATGCCTTGGCGCCTCTGGGTCGGCTGTCGAGCGTGAAGGGAAAGGCGCCCGATCACGTCGCCGACCACATCACGCCGCATCGGGGCAGCGAGGCGCTGTTCTGGGATCGGTCGAACCTGCAGTGCCTGTGCGCGGCCTGCCACAATGGCGCGAAGCAGCGCGCAGAGCAGCGGGACCGGCCGGTGCCGGGCGACCCGGGCCGCTGACCGCCGCGCCGGCGCCGGGTGTGGCGCCGCCGCCACAGGGCGGCCGAGGGGGGGAGGGGGGGTCGATCCTCCAGCCGCCCCCGGCCCAGGAACCGGCGCTCTCCCTCATCTGGAGATTTTTTTCTTGGACGACGTGATTTTCGACCTGTTCGGGAACCCGGTTCGCGCTGGCAAGGGCAAGCGTGGGCGACCGGCGTTTGAGGTGACAGAGAGAAATCGCAATAAAGTCAAGCTGTTGCTGGCGCAGGGGAAGTCAAATCAGATCATCGCTGACGCCATTGGGTGTTCGCTCGCAACGCTGAAGCGCCATTTTAGAGCCGTGCTTGAGGAACGGGAAAAAGCCCGGGCTCAGATGGATGCCGAGCAGATGATGATGGTGTGGGAACAAGCCGCCAAGGGCAACGTCGGCGCCATGCGTCTGTTCGTGCAGCTGATGGATCGCAGCGACCGGATGGAGGTCGAACGCCAGCTAGCCCAGCAGGTCAGGGGCGAGAAGGTCGGCAAGAAGGAAGAGCGGGCCCTGGCGGCGAAGGATGCCGAGGCCGAACTGATGGCGGAACTGCAACTGGAGGCGCGTGGCGATGTCCGCCATTGACAAGTTTCCGCGGTTCGCCTGCCCGGACTGGTGGGGCAAGCTGCAACGCGGGGAAACCCCGATTGCCGACATCCCGCTGAACGAGGACAAGGCACGGCGGGCGCTGGCGTTCTTCAACCGGCTGCGCTTGCCGGACGTGCCGGGAAATCCGGCGATGGCCACAGCCTGCGGCGAATGGTTTCGCGATATCCTGGTCGCGTTCTTTGCCAGCGAGGATCCCGAGACATGGCAGCCCATCGTCTGGGAACTGCTGTGTATGGTGCCGAAGAAGAACAGCAAGTCGACCTATGCAGCGGGGCTGGGGCTGACCGCGCTGTTCATGGAAGAGGCGCCGAACCGGCAGATGCTGCTGGTCGGCCCCAGCCAAAACATCAGCCAGCGCTGCTTTGACCAGGCGCAGGGCATGGTGCGTCTGGACCCGATGCTGCGCGATGCCTTTCAGGTGCAGGACCATCTGAAATCCATCACCCGCCGCAAGACGGGCACGGCGCTGGACGTGAAGACCTTCGACACCAGCATCGTGACCGGGGAAATCCCGGTTCTGACGATCATCGACGAGGTGCATGAGCTGGGCAAGAAGGCCAAGGCGCAGGCCGTCATGCAGCAGATCAGGGGCGGCGGGATCACCAAGCAGCGCGGCAAGCTGCTGATGATCACCACCCAAAGCGACGAACCCCCGGCCGGGGTCTGGCGCACCGAGCTGGACAAGGCGCGCAAGATCCGCGACGGGCGCGGCGGGCCAGCCCCGATCATGCTGCCGGTGCTGTATGAATTCCCGGCCGAGCAACAGCGCAATCAGGATTACTGGCGCGACCGGCGCAACTGGCGGCTGGTGCTGCCGAACCTGGGCCTGTCGATCGACGAACAGGCGCTGGTCGATGACTATGAAAACAATGGCCGTGTCAACCGGCACGCCGAGCAAATCTGGGCCAGCCAGCATCTGAACATCGAGATCGGCGTCGGCCTGTCGGCGGGCTGGATCGGGGCGCAGTATTGGGATGCTGCGGCCGAGGCCGGCCTGACGCTGGATGCCCTGATCGCGCGCAGTGAGGTCGCCGTGATGGGGATCGACGGCGGCGGTCTTGACGATCTGTTCGGCGTCTCGGTGATCGGTCGCTGTGCCGAGACCGGCCACTGGCTGCATTGGGCGCGCGCCTGGGCGCACCCTGACGTTCTGGAAGAACGCAAGGAAATCGCCCCGCGTCTGCAGGGTTTCGAGCAGGATGGCGATCTGGTGCTGCTGGATGATCAGGACGTCAGCGGCGATGTGAACGGGGTGGCCGAGATTGCCGCCCGGCTGATCGCGGCCGAGCTGCTGCCCGAGGAAAACGCCATCGGCGTGGACACCACCAACCTGGCCGCGATCCAGCACGCCCTTTTCGGGGTGGGCGTGACCTATGAGCAGCTGGTGACCATCGGGCAGGATTGGCGCCTGTCGCCCGCCTGGTGGGGCATGGAGCGGATGCTGAAGCAGAAGACCTTCCGGCATTGCGGGCAACCGATGATGGCCTGGACCGTGGGCAATGCCAAACCCGAGGTGAAGGGGTCCGCCATGCGGATCACCAAGGAAGTGGCCGGCAAGGCCAAGATCGACCCGCTGGTCGCAACCGCCAACAGCGTGATGCTGATGATGCGCGACCCGGTGGCGGCCAAACCCGCCAAGTTCGTTTACACGGGGATGTAGCCCATGGGCCTGATGGATTTCCTGCGCCCTGCCATTCGGCAGGATCAGACGGCTGCGCGGGCCGAGCCGCCGGTGACGGCTGCCGCCGCATCGGTCCAGAGCGAAGGTCAGTGGAAGGGGCTGGTCGGCGTCGGCAGCGTGTCCAAGGCGGGCGTGCGGGTGACCGAAGGCGCGGCACTGTCGATCCCGGCCACCTTGCAGGCGCTGCGGGTGCTGGCCGGGGTCTTTGCGATGACGCCGCTGCACCTGTATCTGCGCACGCCGTCCGGGCGCCAGCTGGCCTCGGGCGATCCGGTCGAGGAGCTGTTGGCACGGCGCCCGAATGCGCATCAGACGCCGTTCGATTTCTTCGAGCTGCTGATGACCGACCTGCTGCTGACAGGGAATTTCTATGCCTATGTCAGCCGCGACCGGGCCGCGCGGCCGGTGGCGCTGACCCGGCTGAAATCCGGTTCTGTGCTGGTGTCGGAGTATTTCGACCGGGCCGAGGGGCAGGTGCTGTTCTATGACGCCACGCTGCCCGATGGCACGCGCGAGCGGTTCGCGGCCCGCGACATCTGGCATGTGCGCGGCATGAGCCGGGATGGCCTGCTGGGGCTGAACCCGGTGGCCTATGCCCGCGATGCGCTGGGGGGTGCCATTGCCACCGCCGATCATGCGGCGCGGTTCTGGAACAAGGGCGGGCGGCCCAGCACGGTGCTGACCAGCAAGCACACGATCGGCCCTGACGACAAGCGCCGCATGCGGCAGGACTGGAACGCCCAGCACGCTGGCGCCGATGCCGATCTTGTCGCGGTGCTGGATCAGGAATTGTCGGTGCAGTTCCTGAACCACGACATGCGGCAGTCGCAGTTCGTGGAAACCCGGCAGTTTCAGGTGGTGGACCTGGCCCGCATCTGGGGCGTGCCACCGCATCTGATCTTCGATCTGTCGCGGTCGACCAACAACAACATCGAACACCAGTCGCTGGAGTTCGTGATCTATCACCTTGGCCCGCACTATGCCCGGGTGGCACAGGCGGCGACCCGGCAGTTCGCGGGCGACGGCCAGTATTTCGAACACCTGACCGATGCGCTGGTGCGCGGCGATCTGAAGAGCCGGATGGAGGCCTATTGGCTGCAACGCCAGATGGGAATCGTCAACGCCAACGAGCTGCGCCGGCGCGAGAACGAACAGGACATTCCGGGCGCGGCAGGCACCGAATACTGGCGCCCCGGCAACATGGGTCTGGCTGGTGCGCCGGCCCCCGCGCCTGACACCCAATCCCAGACCCAGCCGGAGACCACCAATGCGAAATGACCTGTCCGCGCTGGTCGCGGCAATCCGCGCGCACCCCTGGGCAATCGTGCCCGAGTATCTGCAGGCGATCGAGGCCATCGCGGCGCGCGCGCTGGATGCCGATGTGCTGGCCCGGATCGCAAGCGATGCCCACCACCAGACCATCGGCGCCAGCTGGTCGGCGCTGGCCGCTGTCGGCGCACCGCTGGATGGTGCAGCCAATGCCACCCAGCGCGATGGCGCCGCCATCATCCCCATGCTGGGGCCGATCTTCCCGCGGTCCAGCATGATCAGCGCCAGCAGCGACGGCACGTCGCTGGCCACCATGATGCGCGATCTGCGGGTGGCCAATGCCAGCGAACAGGTCGATCGCATCGTGCTGCTGGTCGACAGCCCCGGCGGGATCGTGTCGGGCCTTGGCGAGGCTGCCGATGAAATCGCCGCCTCGGCCAAGCCGGTGACGGCCTTTGTCACGGGATCCTGCGCAAGTGCCGCCTATTGGCTGTCCAGTCAGGCGCGCGAGATCGTCATGGACCGATCCGCCTATGCCGGGTCGCTGGGCGTCGTTGCGACCGTCACCCGGCAAGAGGCGGTCGGGCAGGACGGCCGGCGGGCCTATGAGATCGTCAGCAGCGGCGCACCTTTGAAGCGCGCGGACCCCGGCACCGAAGAGGGGCGCGCGGCGCTGCAGGCCGATGTCGACGCGGCCGAGGCGGTGTTCTTCGCCGATGTGGCGCGCGGGCGCCGGGTCAGCCTGGAGACGATCCGCAGCGATTTCGGACAGGGCGGCATGCTGTCGGCAGACCGCGCCGTCAAGGTCGGCATGGCCGACCGCATCGGCACGCTGGAGAGCGTGCTGGCCACAGGTTCCCGGCGCACCGGGGCAAGACCGGGGGGCCGCCGTGCGCTGGCGGCTGCCGAAGTTGAAACGCGGCGTCGGGCCGCAAACTGGAGCTGACGATGGATCGCATCGCACAACTGAAGGCCCGCCGCGCGGGCATCATCGACAAGATGGAGGCCATGGTGGCCGCCGTGCCCGAGGGCGACGACATGACCGCCGAGCAGCTGGCGAGCTTCGAGGCGCTGAAGGCAGAGGACGACAAGGTCGCGGCCGAGCTTGCCCGCGCCGAAGATCTGGAACGCCGCAAGGCCGCCGCCGCACGTCCTGCCGCGCCGCTGCCCGGTGCGACCCCGCGCGGGGCCGGCGCCCCCGCGCAGCCCGCCGAAAAGGGCCTGACCTTTGCCCGTGCGGTGCGCACGTTGGCGGCGGCCGGTGGCAATGTGTATCTGGCCTCGCAGATCGCCGAGGCCAATGGCGACAGCGGCCTGTTCGCCAGCCAGAACATGGGGTCTGGCCCGGCGGGCGGGTATCTGGTGCCCGAGGATGTCTCGGCCGAGATCATCGAGCTGCTGCGCCCGGCATCGGTCATCATGTCGCTGAACCCGGTGACCGTTCCGATGCCCAATGCGAACCTGACCATGAACCGTCAGGCGACGGGGTCGTCGGCCAGCTATATCGGGGAGCAGCAGGATGTGCCGGCCACCGATATGCAATTCGGCCAGGTGAAGCTGTCGGCCAAGAAGCTGGCCTCGCTGATCCCGATTTCGAACGATCTGCTGCGCGCCTCGGGCGTGGCGGTCGACCGGCTGGTGCGCGACGACATCGTCGCCTCGATCGGAATCCGCACCGATCTGGCCTTCCTGCGCGGGGCCGGGTCGGACTATTCGCCGAAGGGGTTGCGCTACCAGCTGCTGGGCACCGTCTATGAAACCAGCCACATCCTGACCATGACGGCCACCCCGGACCTCGCCAAGGTGACCAACGATCTGGCGCGGATGGAACTGGCGATCCTGAATGCCGATGTGCCGATGATCCGCCCCGGCTGGGTCATGGCGCCGCGCACCGCGCTGTTTCTGCAGAACCTGCGCGACGGCAACGGCAACTTCGCCTTTCCGGAAATGGCGAATGGGATGCTGCGCAACAAGCCGTTCCGCATCACGACGCAGGTCCCGATCAATCTGGGCGGCGGCACCGAATCGGAGCTGTATCTGGCCGATTTCGCGCAGGTGGTCGTCGGCGAGCACATGGGCATCGAGATCGCGATGTCGACCGAGGCCGCCTACAAGGACGCCGCCGGAAACATGCAGGCCGCGTTCAGCCGCGATGAAACCGTGATGCGCGCCATCGTGCAGCACGACATCGGCATGCGGCATCTGGCCGCGCTGGCGGTTCTGACCGGCGTCACCTGGGCGCCTGGCGCCTGAGCCTGACGGGCCGGGGTCAGCCCGGCCCGCACCATCCCACTTCGCTTGGCCCGTGCGGCCTTTGGAGATCCAGACATGACCACGCAAATCCGCGCCATCGGCGATCTGATCGCCGCTCGCCGCGCCAGTGCCAATGCCGCCGCGACGGCCGGCAGCACGGGCGACAATACCGAAGTCGTCGGCGTCATCCTTGACCGCGCTGCCATGGGCTGGCCGCAGTCCTGTCAGGTGGTGATCCCGTTCACCGCCACGCTGGCCGCCTCGGCCACGCTGACCATCGCCTGGGATATCGACACGGGCGACGCGTCGAACCTTTCCGGGTCCGAAGTGCTGGAAGCGGCAACGGCGGTCACCGTGGCCACCGGCCCGAGCGGCGGCGGCACCGTGACCGGGGAGCTGACGGCCAATGTCAGCCTGGCCGGGGCGGGGCGCTATCTGCGCCTGAACTTCACGCCGAACCTGTCGGCGGCCAACACCGATACCGCCGCGCTGTCGTCGGTGATCGTCTTTGGCGGCATGGACCGCCTGCCGCAATGAGGCTGGTTCGTTTCGTTCGCCCGCATCGCCTGTGGAATCGCGGCGAGGTGGCGGGGTTTTCCGACCAGGAGGTTGACCGGCTTGTCGCCGCGCGGCTGGCCGTTCCGCTGGACGCCGAAGCCGGCGACGGCACGGGCGCCCCGGCGATCGAGCTGACGGAGCCGACGGCGCCGACGGAGCCGACGGAGCCCACCGAACCGACGGCGCCCACCGAACCGACGGAGGCCTCGGAGCCGACGGAGATCGCGCCCAAGGCGAAAGGGGCAAAGTCCTGACATGTCCGTCCCGGTGCTTGTCACCCCGGCCACCGCAGAGGTGGTCGGGGTTTCTGACCTGAAGGCCTTTCTGCGCGTCGACCATGGAGATGAGGATGGGCTGATCGGCGCGCTTGCCGATGCGGCGACTGCCTGGCTGGATGGCTGGGGCGGTGTGCTGGGCCGGGCGATCATGCCCCAGACATGGCGGCAGGATTTCGAAGGGCCGGGCCCGCATGTGCTGGCCATGCCGGATGTCGTGACGGTCGCCGCGACGGTCGACGATGTCGCGGTCGATGTGATCATCGAGGCAATAGGCGCCGGAGCGGCCGTCACGGCCGAGGGCGTCACTGGCACCTTGCGGGTCACCTATACCTGCCAGATGCCGCCAGAGCGGCTGCCTGCCGCGCAGGCTGCGGTCAAGATGCTGGTCGCGCACTGGTATATGAACCGCGAGACGGTCGTCACAGGAACGATTGCCACGGATGTGCCGATGACCGTCGGTGCGCTGGTCGCGGCATTGCGCTGGAGGTTCGTATGATCGGGGCGGGCAGCCTGCGCGATCGCATCACCGTCCAGCGCGCTGTCGAGGGCGACGATGGCTATGGCAACAAGGTTGTCGGCTGGGCAGATCATCTGACCCTGTGGGCGAATGTTCGTGAGACGACGGGCAAGGAGCGGGTCGATGCGGGCCGCGTCGAGGCGAGCCGCACCGCGACAATCCGCATTCGCGCATCGTCTGCCAGCCGCGAGATCAGCGAAAAACACCGGCTCATCGCGCGCGGCAAGATCTGGAACATTCGCAGCATCGCCGAGGTCGGCAACGATCGCGCGATGCTGGATATCCTGTGCGAAACCGGGGTGGCGGCATGAGCGTTGAGGGTGCTGACCGCGTCATGCGCAAGCTGTCGCAGCTGCCTGACCGGATCAAGAAGAACGTCGATGCCTCGATCCGCCAAAGCGGCAATGAGCTGGTGCGCACCTCGAAGGTGCTGATCCCGGTCGGCGGCGATGTTCATGGCGACGGGCATGAGCGCGACAAGATCACCGCGACGCAGAATCCCGATGGGTCGGTTCTGGTGGACTTCGGCCCGAAATCGAAGGTGATCGAGGGCGAGCGGGGGCCGCGCCCGTTCGTCAATCCAGCGCTGTCTGTCTTGCGAAAGAAACACAAGGCGCGTGCGAGGCGGGCAGTCAACAAGGCAGTGAAGGAACTGTTCAATGGCTGAGATGGCAACGATCAAGATCGTCATGCCGCGCTGGCGGCGCGCTGTCGCGTGGGTGTGGATCAGAGGGCTGGTCATGGCCGAGATGATCGTCCCGGGGTCGGTTGATGAAGACCGCGCAACGTCTCGGATCGCTCGTTTCCTGTGCGTGGTGCGCTTCGATGCCTGACGACCCGTCGCTTGCGCTGCAGAAGTCCGTCATCGCCACCTTGCGGGCCGATGCTGGCGTGTCGGCAGTGGTCGGCGTCAGGGTTTACGATGAGCCACCGCAGAATGTGGAATTTCCCTATGTGCGCCTGGGCCAGATTGATCTGGCGCCTCTGCGCATGTCCGGCACCTGTGTGGATGCCGATATCCTGTTTTCCGTCGAAGCGCATTCCCGCCCGGCCTCTGGCCGTGTCGAGGCCACGCGGATCGCTGATGCGGTTCGCGCCGCGCTGGACGACGCGGCCCTGACCGTAGCGGGGCATGTATGCGAGTGGTGCCAGTATACCGCCCAGTCCGTCACCCGCGCAGCTGACGGGCGCAGCTATGTCGCCGTGATCGCGTTTCAGGCAGCGCTGTCGGCAGCCTGACCAACTTTCCCCACCCTGGGATAGCCCGAGCATCGGCCCGTGGGCGGGGCCATTTCCAATGGAGTTTCCACCATGGCAAAGAAGAAAGGTCGGCTGCTGCTGATCAAGATTGGCGATGGCGCGACCCCGACCGAGGCGTTCACCACGCTGTGCGGTCTGCGGTCGAAGACGCTGACGATCAACAACTCGGAGATCGACGTGACGACGGCCGATTGCGCCGACCCCGGCGGCGCCTTGTGGACCGAGGTTCTGGGCGGCACCAAGCGGGTTTCCGTTTCGGGCAACGGCTACTTCAAGGATGAGGCGTCCGAGGCCCGGATGAACACCGTCGCCATGAGTGCCGACCCGATTGCCAACTTTCAGGTGATCGTGCCGGATTTTGGCACGTTCGCCGGGGCGTTCCTTCTGAGTTCGGCGGAATACGGCGGCGAGCAAGAAGACGGCGTGACCTATTCGCTGTCGCTTGCATCCTCGGGCACCGTGACCTTCACGGCGGCCTGACATGGCGATCTCCGGGACGGGTGCCTATGAGGAAATCGTCGGCGGGCAGCGGCGGCGGCTGTTGCTGACCAATCACGAAATCCAGCGGTTTGAACTGCAATATGCCCCTTTTGGCATCTTCGAGCTGTATGACCAGTTGTTCGGCCGCGCCTCGCCGCCCCAGGTGCGGCACGTCCGCGATCTGATCGCGCTTGGTCTGGTCGGCGGCGGCATGTCCGATCGAGCTGCAGATGATCTGATTTCAAGCCTGCCGCCGTCTGACAATGTGGCGCTGCGGGGAATTGCGCAGCGCCTGATGGGCGTGACGTTCTTCCCGGATGTGCTGGCTGCGCCGCCAAAAAAAGGCGGGGCTGGATCGCGCGTGGCAAGCCGCGCGGTTCAGCCCCGACCCACTACGGAGCCCGAGATCGCGTTGCCAACATCTGCGGCGTGATGGGTCTTTTGCCGTCACAGGTCTGGTCGATGACGCCGGCAGATATCGACGTGCTGACCCGTGGCTGGAACGCGGCCCATGCTGCCAGCGGTGGCCCGGGGGCCGATGCCCCGAGCGATGCGGAATATGAGGCGCTGGTCGCCCGCTTTGGCTGAGGAACAGGATGGCCGACGAAAATCTTGAGCGCATCACGATCCTGCTGCAGGCGAAGGATCGTGATTTCGCGCGCGCAATGGACCGCAACAACAAGCTGATCGCCAGGCTGACGCGCGATGCGGAAAAGGGCACCACCACCATGGCGCGCCGGGTGCAGGCGAACTTTTCCGACATGACGGTCTCGGTCAGGAATTTCGCGATTGGCTTTGCGGGCGGCATTGCCGGTGGGCTGGTGACCGGCGCGATATCGAATCTGACCAGTGGTCTGACCCGCACCGTCAAATCCATCGCCACCATTGGCGATGAGGCGAAACGGGCAGGCATGGGGTTGGAGGCGTTTCAGGAATGGTCGGCCGTGGCCGACCGCACCCGCGTCGGCATGGATGCGCTGGTGGACGGGTTCAAGGAACTGAGCCTGCGCGCCGACGAATTCATCGTGACGGGCATGGGATCGGCCGCCGAGTCCTTCAAGCGGCTGGGCTATTCCGCAGCCGACCTGAAGGTCAAGTTGCAGGACCCCAGCGCGCTGATGCTGGAACTGATCGACCGTCTGCAGCAGCTCGACACGGCGGCGCGCATCCGCGTTGCTGACGAGCTGTTCGGCGGGACCGGGGGTGAGCAGTTCGTTCAGCTGATCGACCGCGGCGCGGAAGGCATTCAGAAGATCATCAACGAGGCGCACGCAACTGGCGCGGTGCTGGACGAGCAGCTGATCCGCAAGGCGCAGGACATTGACGAGCGGTTCACCGCCATGACCCAGAAGTTCACCGCCTGGGGCAAGGCGGTGGCGGTGGCGTTGGCCGATCTGCCCTTTGATATGGTCGAAACCCGCCTGCGGGAAATCTTCCCGGATGAGGCGTTTGGCCGCGCGGTGCTTGGAGATGAGATCTTCGATCGGCTGATCGACCTGCGCAAGCTGACCGATGATCAGGCGGAATCGGCCGAGCGCCTGGCGCAGATGCACCGTCAGATGGGCGAAGAAGGCCGCGCTGCTGCCAGTGCGATTCTGATGTCCATGAACGAGCTGCCGAGCCAGGAGTTTGCGGCGATCCGGGGCGAGCTGGCCGGCATTGCCGAAGAGATGCGCCAGCTTGCGGCAGAGCTGGATACCGGCGCCATCAAGGGTGATGAATTCCAAAAGCGCATGGGGCAGGCCGAGGCACGGGCCAGTGCGCTGTTCGCAGCCCTGAGGGACGACAGCGGCATCACGCTGTCCAATGCCATCTCGGCCGTCGGGCGGCTGGGCACGGCCATCGCCAATGCCCTCGGGCTGGCGCGCAGCCTCAAGGCGACCTTGCCGGGCGGTGTGGCCAAGGATGTGCCTGGCTATCTCGACAGCCTCGACCAGTCGCCCAGCCCATTTGTCCCGAACCCGAACGCCCCGAAAACACGTCCGCGCGCAGCCCCGAATGAGCTGGGGTTCGACATCGTTGATACAGGGCGCGGTGGCAGCGGCGAAAAGAAGGCAAGCGCCAAGGATATCCTTGAACTTGCCGAAGCGGAAATCGCGATCCTCGAGCGCAAGATCGAGGTGATGGGGCGCGAGGATGCGGTGACCGCCGAGCTGGAGGCCAAGTATCGTCTGCTGGATGCGGCAAAACAGCGTGGAATCGACCTTGACCAGCGGTCGGCCGAGACGGGAAAGACGCTGCGCGAGGAAATCGACGAACAGGCGGCGGCTATCGGCAGGCTGACGGTCGAGGCTGATCGCTACGCCGAGCGTGCGCGCTTCATGGACGATATCACCGGGGACCTGAGGGATGGATTGCTTGATGCGATCGTTGCCGGTGAAGATTTCAAGGGGGTTCTGGCCGGGGTAGCCAAGGCGCTGGCCAAGGCAGCGCTGGAGGCTGCGTTGTTCAATACTGGGCCATTTTCGTCGGGTGGCGGTGGTGGCGGGCTGTTGGGTGGCCTCTTCGGCGGTCTCCTTGGAAAGCGCGCTGCCGGTGGACCCGTCGTTTCTGGCCAGCCCTATCAGATCAACGAAAATACGCCGAATTCAGAGATCTTCGTGCCGTCCCGTTCGGGCGGCGTCCTGAATGTCGCGCAGGCGCGAGACGCCTTGCGTGGTGGTGCGCAACCCGTCGCGATCACCGTCTACTCCGACCCGTCGGTCGTGGTGCGTGCGGCCGAAGGCGCAGCCGTGCGGGTGGTGCAGCGCGCCGCCCCAGAGATCATGTCCGGCGCGGTGGACGCCACCTATGCCCGCGCCCGCGAGGTGCCCCTGCCATGAGGATCGTCGCCTGGCCCCCGGTGGGGATCGTGTCTGCAGCGCCGTGGGTCGAGCGGCCCGTGGTGCGGTCCGAGGGGCTGTTGTCTGGTGCGCGTGCTGTCGCCTCTGCCGGTCCGGCGCGACGGGTGGCGCAGCTGTCGGTGTCGTCGCTCGCGCTGGGGCGCAGCGGCGCGGGCTACATGGCCCAGCTGTGGCGCGAGCTGGATGGCGGGATCAACCTCGTGCGCCTCGACGTCGTGTCGACCAACTGGGTGCTGGACCGGCATGCAGGCTATGCGGCCCACGGCACCGCTCCGATGGGCTGGACAACGGACGGCACGACACCGATGGACTGGACGACGGACGGCACGACGCCCATGGCCTGGTTCACCGGACCGGTGCGGTCGGGCGGTTCCGGGACCGATGCGCAGGGCTATCCGACCATCAGCCTGACCGGCCTGCCGCCCAACACCCTGATTGTGCGGCCCGACGATGTGCTGCGCAGCTTTGTCCTCGATGGCGGCGATTTCGTCTCGGCGGGCACGGCGCGGGCGGTGACTGTGGCGACAAGCGATGCCACAGGGGCAGTGACGATCCGGCTGGATGCCGCGCTGCCTGCGGGCGTGATCAGCCTGCACGATGCCGAAAGCGTCGTCTTCGAGGTGACGGGCATCACGCCCGGGGCGCAGGGCGTGGGCGCTGACTGGCAGTATCAGGTGAACCTGCGCGAGGTGCTGGCGCATGAGCGCGTGGGCGCGACGGAGTGGAATCCGTGGTGATGGCGCGCGGGGTCGACCCCGCCATGACTGCCGCGCTGGCGGCCGGCGGGTATCACGCGGCGGTGCTGGTGTTTGTGGATTGGCCTGGCGATCCGGTGCGCGTGCATTCGGGGATCGGCACGCTGGCCTGGGGTGGCCACGACTGGATCGGGATCGGCGTGCATGGAATGGGCGGCAGATTGACCCTGCCGGGTGAGCGCAGCGGGATCGCCGCCACCGAAGGGCAGGCCGTGCTGGGCGGGCTGCCCGACGATATCGACGCGATCCTTGCGACTGACGCGCGCGAGGCTGCAGTGCAGGCCTGGGCCGGGATCACGACGGAGCGGGCGGGCAACGTGCTGGTCTGCCCGCCGGTCCACGTCTGGGCGGGCTATATCGACGGGCTGTCGGACAGTGAGGACGGCACCGACGCCAAGGGAAATATCCTGCGCCGGATCATCGCGCCGCTGGTGTCGCGGCAATCGCAACGGCTGTCGCCGTCCGCCTATCACACGGACGAGGATCAGCAGGCCGAATTTCCCGGCGACACGGCCGGCCGCTGGCTGCGCGCGGCGCGCACGCGGATGCAGGCGGAAGTCGTGAAGTTCTGATGATCGAGGACATCGTGGCCGAGGTCATGGCCCGCCCCTTTGAATGGGGCGAGGCCGATTGCTGCACGGCCGCCTGCGACGTGCATCTGCGCCTAACCGGCATCGACCCGATGGCAAGCTATCGCGGCGCCTATCACGGCCCGCGCGGTGCGCTGCGGCTGATCCGGGCCGAGGGCGGCTTGCCGGCCATGGCGGCGCGGATGGCCGAGGCGCACGGGATGCGCCCGTGCGGCTGGCACCCCGGCGCGCTGGGGTTGGCGCAGGTTCGGCGACAGATGGCGCTGGTGATCGGGCTGGATCAGCCCGGCTGGTGGGCGGGCAAAACGGCTGGCGGTTATGCGCCGGTGAGAGAGGTGGTGGCGGCATGGCGACTCTTGTAGCGACGACGGTTGCCGGATGGCTTGGCGGCGCCGGGATCGGCGCCGGGTTCGCCTTCGGGGCCGTCACTTGGGCCACGGTCTACGCCCAGATCGGCACCTCGATCCTGTTTGCCGCCATCTCGCGCCAGCTGGCCAAGCGCGGCGGGGCGGCTGGCGAGTCGCAAATCGAACTGGACCAGCCTGCCAGCGTGATCGTCAAGCGGCACGCCTATGGCCGGTCGCGGATCGAGGGCACGCCGGCCGCCGTGATCGTGCGCGACGGGGTGGCCTATTGCGTCTGGATCCTCAATAGCCGCCCCAGCGACAGTATCGAGACGGTGGAATTCGACAATCGCGCGCTGACGCTGACCGGCGATCTCTACGATTTTGCGACTGGGGCAACGGCGACGGACACCACGTTCGCCGGTCACGTCACCCTGTGGGCAGGGCTGGGCGACCAGACCACCATCCCCGATCTGATCCTGTCCGAGGTCGGCGACCCGCTGGCCACCGATGACGCGGATTTCTGGGACACCGACGCGTGGCGGGGCCGCACGGTCCTGTGGGCCCGGATTGTCAAGGGCAAAGCGTCGAGCGCCGGCCAGCGGTGGCAGCGGATGCCCCCAGCGCTGCGCGTCACCGGCAAATGGACGCCGGTCTGGGATCCGCGCGATCCGGCACAGGATGCGGATGATCCGTCCACCTGGGCGTGGTCGGACAATCAAGCCCTGTGCCTGATTGACGCGCTGCGCCACAACCCGGTGGCGCAACTGCCGGTGCATCTGCTGCACCTGCCAAGCCTTTTGCGGCAGGCCGACGTTGCGGATCAGGCCGTGCCCCTGAAGGCAGGCGGGACCGAGCCGCGCTATCGCGTCGGCGGGCGGATCGTCTATTCGCCCAGCGTCGAGCTGTATCAGGCGCTGAGCCCGCTGGACGTCGCCGGGGGTGGCGGTCTGGTGCAGATCGGCGGAATGATCGGCTACCAGCCGGGCGAATACCTCGCCCCCAGCGCGACGATTGACGACGTGCTGCGCGAGGCGCCGCTGAGCTTCACGGCCCTGCAGCGCGGCCGCGATCTGCCGCGCGCGATCCGGGCGATCTATCCCAACCCGGGCGCCGCCTGGGAGGATGCGAGCCTGATCCCGATCGAGGTGCCGGGCGGCGGCGGCTGGACCGGGGGCGACGACCGGGTCGAGGATTTCGCGCTGGAGCTGGTGCCCTATCCGCGTCAGGCCAACCGGCTGGCGCAGATCAGGGCGCGCCAGCTGGGCTGCCAGCGGCGCATCGGCGGCGTGCTGTTCCCGGAGCACCTCGATCTGGTGGCCGGGGCCAATGTCACGCTGACCCGCCCGCGCGAGACGGACCCGCGCGCCGGAGTCTACCAGATCACGGCCATCGCGCCTGGGCACTGGCTGTCTGCGTCTGACGGCGTGCCCTTCCGCCTGCCGTTCGAGGCGCGCGAGATTGCCGCCAGCGTCTACGCCTGGAACCCAGAGACCGACGAGCAGGACGTGCCCGAGGAAACCGTGACGCAACCCGATCTGGCCTTGGCGCCGCCCAGCGATCTGATGGCGATGCCGACGGTCGCCGATCTGCTTCCGGCCATCGAATTCGATTTCCTGCCCAGCCAGACCTCATCGGTCACCGGCTACACCTGGGAGTGGCGTCTGACCGGCGCCGACTGGCTGGCCGGCGGGGTGATCGCGGCTGACGTGCCGCTGGTCGCGGGCCGGGTGCGCGGCCGCCTGATCGGCGCAAAAGGCGGCGACAGTCACGATCTGCGCGTCAAGGCCAGCGGCTCCGCCCGCGAAAGCGAGTGGGTCACGGTCAGCGGCATCTGGGCGACCGCCTCATCGACCGTGGACGCCGGGGTATACTGATGACCTGGAACCTGCGTTTCCGGCTGCGCCGGCGCGTCACCGGCACCGATGAGCCGCCGGCCGATCACCTGCACGGCGAGCTGGCCGCGTCCGAGCCCGGGCACGCGTTTTATTACGGCCACGGCGCCGGTGTTGGGGATCTGGCCAGCGCCAGCCACCTGCTGTTTCGCAGCGATGGCGCCCGGCTGTGGCATGGCCATATCGGCGCGGACGATGGGTCGACCGTGTTCAAGGGGGATGGATCAGCACTGACGGGCGTTGCCGCCGCATCGGTCGCCTGGGCCAATGTCACCGGCAAGCCGACGACGCTCGCAGGCTATGGCATCACTGATGGGGTGACGACCGGCGACAGTCGCCTGAGCGATGCGCGCGAGTGGACGGCCGCCACGATCACGCAGGCCGAGGCCGAGGCGGGCAGCGCTACGACGCGCCGGGCCTGGACGGCGCAGCGCGTCCGGCAGGCGATTGTCGCATGGTGGGCCGGATCGGCTGACAAGACAAAGCTGGACGGAATTGCCGCAGGCGCCACGGTCGGCGCGACCTGGGGCAGCAATCTGGCCAGCATCCCTGCCAGCATCGACGCCATCGACGGGCTGACCCCTGCGGCCGATCGGCTGGCCTATTACACGGGCGCCAGCACCGCCGCGCTTGCCACGCTGACGCCTGCCGCCCGCGCCCTGCTGGACGATACCGACGCGGCTGCCATGCGCGCGACGCTTGGTCTGGGCAGCGCCGCGACCACGGCCGCCAGCGCCTATGCCACGGCGGCGCAGGGCGCCAAGGCGGACAGCGCCCTGCAGCCGGTCACACTGGCCACGCCGACGGGCGTCACGCTGGTCGCTGCCGACGACGGCTGGATCGGGTCGATCGACGTCACGGTCAGTTTCACGGCTGACCCGAATATCTGGGCGCTGGCTGTCGAATACCGCGTCGACGGCGGGGCATGGGTCGCGCTGGGTCTGGTGACGCCTGCCAGCCCGGTGGCTCGCATTGCCCCGGTGACTGCCGGGCGCAGCTATCAGGCGCGGGCGCGCGCTCAATCTGGCCCATCCGTCAGCGGGTGGGCGACCTCATCGGCGCTGACTGCGCCAGCAATCACACGCACAATCCACGGAGGCAGCGCATGACCGCCCCAACATTTGCCAGAACCCCGACATTGGTCGCCGGGAAGCCGACGGCCAACAACACCGCAGACGTCGCCGCGATCAATGCGCTGTCGCAGGCGCTGACCGATCTGATCGTCGCTGGCGATGCGGCGGAAGCTTCCGCACGGGCTGAGAATGTGGCGGCATTAACCGCGCAGATCGTCGCCGAGGCTGCAGCGCGCGGCGTTGATGTGGCCGCGCTGACGGGACAGATCGCGGATGAGGCCGCCGCGCGCGGTGCAGGCGATGCGTCGTTGCTGGCTGTCGTCACGGCGCTTGAGGCGGCGATCAACGCCTCGTTGTCCGCCATCGCCGGGCAGATCTCGGCCGAACAGGCGGCCCGCATCGCTGGTGACGCGTCGGCCGGGGCCCAGCTTGCTGCAGAGACTGACGCGCGCAATGCCGCACTATCGGCCGAGGCCGCCGCGCGCATCGCAGGGGACGCCGCAACCGCCGCACTGGTGGCCGACGAAGCCGAGGCCCGGATCGCTGGGCTGGCCGCCGAGGCACACGCCCGCGCGCTTGGGCTGACCGAGGAGGCCCGCGCCCGCGAAATCGCCCTGTCCGCAGAGGCACAGGTCAGGGAGCGGTCGTTGCGCGCAGTCGCGCGCACGCGCCCCGAGTGGCTGGATGGATTCGGCGGCGCATCGACGGGCCAAGGGCTCGACATGCCGCCGGCGCCTGGCGTGGTGGTGGTGGATGCAGATATCGGCGCATGCGTCGAGATCACCGGCGCCGGCACGCTAGCCCCGCGCGATGCGGTGGCCATCGAACCGGGCCGCCTTTACCGCGTGTCTTTCACCCTGCGCCGCACCGTCGATTCTGGCGACCCGCTGGGTGATGCCGTGGTCGTGGCCGTGCGCTGGCTAGATGCGTCCCGCAATGGCCTGGCATCGGTCAGTGCGCGCAGCATTGTCGATACCATCGACCTGACCGCCGCCCTTGGCGTCGTGCGCCGGGAAAATACCGTCTCGCAGACGTTTGACGCCGACATCGTGCCGCCGTCCGGGGCGCTCTATGCCAGGCCAGAGGTCATCATCTATGGCGCCGACGCCGTGACCCGCGTGGCGGTGGTCGAGATGGTCGAGCTGCCGCCCACCACGATTGTCAACACCACCATCAGCGATCCCGGCGCATGGGCGCCCATCATTTCCGGAGGCTCGGCATGAGCGTGATCGAAGCAACCATCAGGCTCAAGCAGCGCCTGGCCGGCGGCGGCGCCGTTGGCGGCGCCCCTGCTGCGCTGGCCACCAGCGAGCTGTTTTACAATCACGTCGACCATTCGGTCTGGGTCGGGCGTGGCGACAATGGCTCTGGCGTCGCGACCAGCATTGAGCCGCTGGTGCGCGCGGCAGAGCCAACGGTGTTCCGGTTGGTCGACTATCTGCACCCGGCCGACCTGGCTCTGGCCTATGCTGGCGTCACGGCTACGCAAGATCAGACCCGCGTGACGCAGGCGGTGCAGACGTTCCACGATGCGGCCATGGCGTATTTCACCGGGGCCCCTGGGCGCCGCGTCCAGACCGTCTATCCTGCCGCCGCGCTGGCCCTGAACGGCGAAATGTTCAGCGAGGCGTTCGCGACCGCGCTCTGGAATCTCGGGCCCGGCTACAACGATTCGCTCTGGATTTTCGACTGGAACGGGGTGCGGTGGTGCGCCAAGTCCTGGATTGCGCGGTCCAGCGTGCGCAGCAGCGGGCTGTATGCCGCGCGCGGGATTGCCTACGCGGTGCCGCAGTGCATGTTCCGATGGGAACAAAACGCGCTGCGCACCCTTGGTCCCATCATGCACGGCCGGGTGTTTTTCGAGGGCGAGGGCAACCCCGCCACTGACCCGATCGGGATGAAGATCCGGGCTGCCAATACCTTCCTCATCGACGCGCCCTTCATTCGCGACCTGCGGAACTATGGCCTGATCATGGAGGCGTCGCAGAACGGCACGGTCGTTGCCCCGGATGTGGTCAACTGCGGCTACCAGCCGACCGAATTTGGCGGTGCAGGGTTCTTGCCGTCCGATGTGACATTCACGAACGTCGGCAACGTCGTGACGGCCAGTCAGCCGGTGTTCGAGAGCGGCCACGCCGGGCTCGGCTTCTTCCTCGGCAATGCCGGGCCGCGCAGCACGCAGCTCTACACCGCGCACTATAGCGCGATTGCCAGCGTGGACGGCCCGAGCCAGATCACCCTGGCAACCACGCCGTTCAGGAACGTCACGGATACGACGGGCAGCTTCGAGGCAGTCGCCGCCAGCACCACGGCTGGCAGCACGACCGTTATCTTGTCGCGGTCGGTCAGCACCAGCCTGGTCGGGCGATACGCCTATCTGGCTGGCTGTGGCCAAACCGAGATTGCCGACGACAATGTTGGCGCCCTGTTCGCGGTGGTGACGGCGCACAGCGGCAACCAGATCACGCTGGCCCACGCGCCACGGCTGACGCGGTCGAATATCCCGATCACCTTTGGCGTGCCCCTCGCGATGGTGCGCGCCGCCGAAAACTACTCGGTCGGAGCGCGGAACAACGACATCACCATCGTCAACGCGCGCCTCGCGCACAACACCACGCCGTCTGACGGTATCTCGCCGGTCGCGATCATCCAGCACACGAGCGAAGTTTCCTTTCTGGGTGGGTCGAAATTCCACGGCGCCAGCAGCCGCAGGAAAAACAACTTCGGCTCGGGCTTCGCGAACATCCTGATGGATGGCGCGACCCTGGTCAGGGGTCTGGAAATCTCGATGACCCATGGCGGGTTTTCCTCGAGATTTGGCAACATCATCCAGACCGGCGGTTTCATCGAGTCGCATCTTGGCGGCGCGCAGGTCATCTTCCCCGAATCCAACGTGACGGCCACGTTTTACGACGACACGATTGCCAACCCCCGCGCGGCCCGGACGAAATCCGGGTTCGTTCGAACGGATGGCCGGGTGCCGGGTGCCGTTGCGGTGCGGCTGGGGCCGAATGCGGCCCCCGGGCGGATCGTGGCCGCCAACAGCATCGACATCGCGCTGCGCGGGGTTGGTGACGGGGCCGAGGATGACGACACCCCGCCCGACCTGTTGACCGGAGCCCTGTCCCAGAAGGGCGATTTTTCGACCGATCTGGACGATGTGCTGGTGCGCGGCGATCTGTTTGCTGGGGCATATGGCAGCACGCTGGCGCAGGCAGCGGCGGCCGCGACGGCGGGCTGGGTGCCGCGCAACAATGCGGTGTATGTGATCGAGGGCCTGCCCTATCGCGGCAGCACCGGCGCCACCGACTTTCCGTCCACGCCCGGCCTTGTCTGGCGCGGCTACAAGACCAACGCAATCACGCTGGCCGCACCTGCCATCACGCTGGGCAGCGGGCAGCGGATCAGCTGGCAGACCTCTGGCGATGTCGAGCAGGCCTATCTGCTGGCAAATGCCACGCAGATCGACGCGGTCGTCGGCGGCGCCAACGCACTGCGCGTGACCTCTGGTGGTGTGCAGGTAACAGGTCTGATGACCGGAACCGCCGTCACGCAATCGACGGTGGACACCACCGCCAACCGCCTGCTGCGGGTCGGCGCCTCGCCGCTGCAGCTGTCGGCCAGCCCGGCGCTGCGCGTCACGGTCGGCGGCACGGCGAATGCGCGCACGCTGACCAGCGGGGCGGGGCTGACCAGTATCCCGGTTGGTCTGCAGCTGCGGTTCCGGGCGCCGGCGGTCAACACCGGGGCCGCAACGATCAATCTGGACGGTCTGGGCGCGCAGCCCTGCGTCACGGTCACCGGCGCGGCGCTGCCGGCGGGCTATATCCGCACCGACAGGGACACTGTGGCTCTGTGGGACGGCACCAACTGGGTTCTCGGCCGCGAGATCGAGACGGGCAGCAACGCCAATGGCGCGTACACCCGCTTTGCCAACGGGCTGCAAATCTGTCGGCAGACAATCTCTGCCGGGTCTGGAATCGCGGTCGGGTACGGGACGCTCGCCGACCCCTACGCGACAGTGGCATTCAACTGGACGTTCCCGGCAGCATTTGCCGCCGCGCCCGAGTTTACAGGAAGCGCCGGGTTTGACGGCGCCACGCTCAACAACCGCATGTTCTCGCTGACGCACCGGGCGACGTCTACTACCAGTGCGACCGGAATCAACGCTGTCAGGCTGAGCAGCTCATCTGTGGACGTCTCTGTCACCGCGCGCGTCACTGCCGTGGGCAACTGGTATTGAGGACCGACATGCATATCACCCTGTCCCCCATCCGCTCTGATGCGGCGCTGAGCCTGCACCGCGCGGGCGACGTGCTGACGATCAACGGCGCGGTGCTGGATCTGTCCGCCATCCCCGAGGGCGCCACCCTGCCAGCCGGGGCCGTGGCCTGCGACTGGATCGCCGGGCCGATCAGCCGCTCGGGCGGCGCGCTGCATCTGACGCTGTTGTTGCCGCACGGGGCCATCCCCGATCCGGCCCCGCCCGAGGCGCGGGCCGTGACGCATCCGGCGCCGCTGGCCCTTACCGGAGACGGACCCGTCACGCTGCCCTGCTGGGCGCCCGAGGAACCGGCTATTCAGGAGGCCGCCGAATGAGCATCGCCATCGACCTGTCGCAACTGATCACCGCCGAGGCCAAGGCCGCCGAGGCCGCCGCCGCACGGCGCGCGGCCGTCAAGGCGCGCCGCGACGTGGCCATCGCATCGGGCATCACCGTCGGCGGCGTCACCGTGGCGACCGACGATCAAAGCCAGTCCCGCGTGATGGGCGCGGCTGTCGCGGCGATGCTGGACCCCGGCTATTCGGTCCAGTGGAAAACGGCGAGCGGGTTCGTCACCCTGAGCGCGCCGCAGGTGATCGGGCTGGCCACGGCGATCCGCGCCCATGTCCAGGCGTGTTTCGACCGCGAGGCGGCGTTGCTGGCCGCCCTCGATGCGGGCGAGGCCGTCGATATCGAGACCGGCTGGCCGTGACCTGACGCACACGGACCATCTGACGACCACGACCCCGCTGCGGCGGGCTTTTTACTGCGCTGGAGACGACATGGATTCGATGCGACCGCCCCCGCCGGGGGTAATGGAGACCCTCCTGCTGTATGCCGGCATCGCGGCGGCATGGATCGGCGGCGAAAGCGGGCGGGTGCTGATCGCCTCTGGCGCCGGTGGGCTGGCCCGGTGGATCGGATCGGAGCGCAAGCGCATCCGTGACGGCGTGGTTGCGGTGATCGGCGGGGCCATCTCTGGCACCTACCTGTGGCCCATCGTGCTGTGGGCGCTCCGCATGGAACACACGCCCGACAGCATCGCCATGGCGGCATTCGTCGCGGGAACCATCGGTATGAGCCTTACCAAGGTCGCGGGCGCTCTGGTCGAAACCAAGATCCGGGGGGCCGAGAAATGAGCGATCGGCACTGCGCCCTGCGCCGGGTGCTGAAGGAAGAGCTGAAAACCTGGGCGTTCGTCGCCTTGGTCATCGCTGCATATGGCGGCCTGCGCTACTGCGCCGCCCCCGTCTAACAGCCGTCTAACATAGGAGCCGCGCCATGACCGCAGTGGCATTGATCGTGGGCCACAACGCCCGCGCGCAGGGGGCTGTCCGCGTGACGGACGGCCGATCCGAATACGACTGGTGCGGCGATCTGGCCGCCGCGATCCGCGACCACGCGCCGGGGATGTATACCGTCATCCGGCGCCAGTCGCACCCAAGCGGCTACGCGAGCGAGATCCGCAACGCCTACCAGCACGCCGACGCCCTCGGGGTCTCGGCCACGGTCGAGCTGCACTTCAACGGGGGCCCGGCGACGGCGACCGGGACCGAGACGCTGACCAGCGGCACCAAGGGCTCGCTGCGGCTGGCCGGGCTGATCCAGCCCGCGATGGTCGGGGCGCTGGGGCTGCGCGACCGGGGTATCGTCACGCGCGGGCGGGCAGATCGAGGCGGCGCAAGCCTTTGGTCTGGCCGCGCCCCTGCCGTGCTGATCGAGCCGTATTTCGGCAGCCGCGAAGCCGACTGCCAAGCCGCCGACCGCCACTATGCCGCGCTGACCGGCGCGATACACCGGGCCTGTCTGGCCTTCATCAACGGAGCTTGACCATGCTCGGACCCATTTCCCGCATCCTCGCCCGCTGGGTCGCCTCGGCGCTTGTGACCTACGGGCTACTGGTCGCGCCAGATGCTGCAGCGATTGAGCCTGACCTGATCGTCCTGATCGGCGGCGCGCTGGGGGCTATCACCGAGGCGGGCTATGCCCTCGCCAAGCGCAATGGCTGGGCGACCTGATGGGCCTGCTTGAAGCCATCGGCGCCGCGCTGCTGGCGATCATTGCGGCGTTTTTCGTCGGCCGCCGCAAGGGCGCGCAGGCCGTGCAGCAACAGGCCAAGGAGGCCGACCATGACCGTGCAACCCAGATCGAGGATGCGGCCGACCGTGCCCGCGCTGCTGGCGGCGGCGATGCTGTTGACCGGCTGTCTCGCGCCGGGCGGCTCCGCCGAGACTGAACGGACGATCTGCCGCGAGCTGCGCGCCGACCTGCCGACATATTCGCGGCGCGACACGCCCGAGACGCTGGCGGCCGGGGCGCGGTTCGTCGAGGTATTCGCGGCGGTCTGTGGCGGGTGA